GTCTCTGGCAAACTGGATAACTTCCTGCCTATCAAATTTAGGTGATGCCCTCCACGCTAAACGCTCCATAGCCTTAACCCTCTTTTCTCCATAGGTGTCGGCCATGTATTGCCTGTATCGCAGGACGTAGTGTGCTTGTTTCATACCCCATAGGTTACAGCTAGGGCATTGGGGGTGTATGTTTTCTTCAAATAGCTTAAAGACCGTTCTGCCTCTAGGGATAAAGTGACCGCCCTGCATGTTCTTATAGTGGTCTAATTTTCCGCAGGTAACGCACTGGCAGTAGCCGTTATCGTCTGACGCTTTTAGCCTTACTAGCCTTTGTAGTAGCTTTGCGGCTTTTTCAGCCTCTTGCGCTACGGTAGATTTCTTCCTTTTCGCCATCCCTTTCCCCCTCTATCAAAAAATCACAGTATTCCTTTATCTTGCGTAAATCTTCTATACCGCCTTTTTCTCGCCAGCGCGTTATGTACTTGACAATATTGCCCTCACAGAAAGGCAATTTATTAGCCATAATGTACTGTATCGGCTGTATCTTTTTGTTAGCGTAATGATCGCCGCCTATTTGATTTTGGTAGATTTCCATCAATGAACCTTTTTAGTAGTGAGAATAACCTCATCAGGTTGATGAAGGTCACAAGTGTGGCATAGGCCGTAACTATCCCCGTCATTAGAAACCCAATACTGAAGAGGGCTATTACAGTCATCACAATATAAGCGAATAAGTTTGATACCACTTTCAGGGAATTTATAAACATTACTCATTTTCCAACCTTTATTTTAACTCGTGAATCTTCACCGCTATCCTTGTGATAAACAACAGCGGTCATTGATCGCTCTGCCCCGTATCCCGAATCTGAATGCCATTGATCTGTTGCAGTTAGGCTACCCCACGCGGAAAATAACATGCTCCCATATTCGCGCTCGACATGGTGGTGAATATGCCCCATGTGACAATAGCGATTTTTACTCTGCGCCCATTCATCATCAAGATTCTTTATCACCGTTTGCAAAATCTGCTCTGGCTTTATTCTATCGCCGTGATGGAAAACAAAAAGATTGTTGTGCCATTGGTAATGTATAAACTTGGAATAATTAGGCAGTACGCTTACCCGCTTTTCATCACTGTAAAGTAGATCAATGCAACTGGATAGGTGACACGCCATGTCAGAATCATGGTTGCCGCGCACGTTAATCACAACTACCTTTTTGTGAATCTCTAGCATCTTATCAATAATAATCTGGAATAAACGCCCCGCCAGTTTAAACGTCTTGCCAATGCGGGTATCTACGTCAACCCTAGTTCCCGCTGTCGTTTCGTTCTTGCTTGAGTCGGCATGGAAAAAGTCGCCTACGTTCAGTAAAACGCCAATCTCTGCATCACCCACACGCTTGGATAGCCTTTCAGTTGCGTCAATTAGTATCTGCGTAGCAATTTTTACATCCCAATCATCATCGTCACCCGCCATCTTAGTTTCTGAATCGGCCAATAATCCAAAATGGTGGTCGCCAATCATGTACATCGCTAGATAGTCAGAATTTACCTTTGCAGGGGCTTTTACAGCCTTTTTAAATCCCTTTAGTTCGTCAGTAAGGCCATCAACTACAGCCTCTACTTTTGCCCTTATATCGCGCTTTTCTGGCTCTTGGATAACCCACTGCAAAGCAACAGACCCGTCATCTTTGTAAGCAGTAGATATGCGCTTGGCTTCAAATCCTTCTGCTGTTTGATGGGTCAAATCTCTGTGCGGTGATACGCCCTGACTTGCCGCCTTTTTTTCTAGCCTTGCAAGCATCTTGTCGATTACTCGCCGACCGCAACCCAGATACTTGGCCGCCTTGTTAGCCGAACCTTCCCTAATGACAGCATCTAATACTTCGTGATGCCTATCTGTAGTTGCAAATTCCTTTAAAACCCTTGGGTCTATTTTATGCATCAATTGTCCTGCTTGGCTTGTAGTTCGGCATACTCACTCTCTGCGGGTATTGATAACCGAATGCCCTGCTTGTTAGCCCAATGATACACGTTATCTAAAAAGTGTACCATTTCGCCCTTGGTTAACTTGCTGGTGCTTCTTACCTGCTCTGGGATGTGCTGGTTGCCTATCGAGTAACTGTCAACACCAAGAAAACGCTTTTTAAGCCACAGCTTCCAGACCTGATCTGGTTCTGCGTGATCTATCTTGTGGCCTTTCTTTGCCATTTCTGTGGCTATCTCCCTATACCAGATATGCGACATAGCGTTTTGGCTCAAACTTCTAGGGCTTTCGTACTTGTCCAGCTTAACCACCAAGGGGTTATCAAAATCCCAAGATTCTATGCGCTTTAAGATAAACGGCAGTTTAGCCTCTACCTCCCGCTTGTCGTTAATTTTAACATGATCGCCTTGAGTCATAATTTTGACCTCAACCATTTTTGCGACAGCCTTTCGGATTTAGTTTCATTTCTAGGTTGTAGCCTGACTGCTTCTCGCCTCTCTTTGGTATAGCCCTCCTTTGCGACTTCACTGGCAAAAATAAATTCTCGCTTTGGTGCAAGATGCTTGGGCAAACAATAAGGTTGGCCGTAAAGACGGCTTTTGATTGTTGCCCTCATTACGCCACCATCAACACAATTTTCTAGAGTCCAGTCGCTGTACTGTTTAAATGTGTAAGATTGACCATCCATGAAATAATCATGCTCGCCCTTAAAAACAACAAGTTTCGGTTTGAACTTATTAGCCATTTTTTAACTCCCCGTCATAATAAAAACCCCTTGTATCAAGATAAAACTGTTTCATCTCCTGAAACTCATCGCCTGACAGCCAGCTTATGTCAGTAAGCCCCATGTCAAGAGTCTTGGCGCGTAAAGAATCTTGCTTATTATACGATCTTGCTTGAGGCGAACCGCCTTTATCTTGCGCTCTGGCAAGCCAAGAGTTTACAAAGCGTTTAATGCCTTTGATGGTTTTTCTTTTGGCAGGGTTAGCGTCACACCATGACTCCATAGCGGATAGTTCTTGGTGAACATTGATAGCAGGATAGGCTCTCTGCCATGCGATTAAATCGGCTTCTTCAGGTTGCCAATCTTCTTTAGTATTCAATAGCATTAGTCACCCCCATGATAGCTATTTTTGCGTTTGCGGAATTTAAACAAATCTTTGTGGTCAGTGTATTCACTAGCAAACTTTCTTGCATAATGACTAATCCACCCATCATCAATTTTAAACTGACTTGCAGACTCTTCTATCATAGTCTCCCACCGTATTCTGTGAAAGATATTTTTAGCAGAATAGTATTCGCGTCTGCTGGCTACCTGTAACGCAAATTCAACAAACATATTGTATATCTGCGGATTTGTTTTGTGGTGTAATTCAAAGTTTTCTTGCGACCATTTACCGTTCATTTTTTGACCTCCTACAGTCAGTGATTAATACTTTTTACAGGTATATAAATGCTCTTTGCCTTCATCGAGTTCATCAATAAATAACTTTACCAGCTTCCTAAACTCTTTATTTTGCACCAAGCACTGCTGGAAAATATTATGTAAAGTCCATCCAGTGATCTCAACTGATCCATACCAAGTTTCTATACTAGCTTTTGCCGAATATATCCTATTAGGCATTTTAACAACAGTATTGCGAATGTCTTGCTCTTTTATACTAAATCGAGCCTCTTTGTTATGATTTATTCCGTTAACTTGTATACCCATTTTGTTCTCCTATGGCTCGGCAAGCCTCGCCAGATTTATTGATAAATTATATTTTTAAATACTTTTCTCTTTTCCACTTTTACCCTTTTACGGCTGATGCTCGTAAATTATTCGATCAAAGGGCATAAGCGACTTTGCGGTTACTTCGTGATCGTATCGTATCGCCAAACTATCCTTTGATAACAACCGAGTTATCGCAGGGGCTACGTGCGGAGGGTCAACCGCGTCTATGGCATTCTATTAGGGAATTCGCCACCCGAAGGGACATGTCAATTCATGTCTGCTCTAGCCCGATCACTTTTTGCACCTTAATCTATCCAACTTACAAAGTAAACTTAAAAGTCTACTTATAACCAAACGCTATAAAAGCATCAATCGTTATACCCAAAGCAGAGCATAACGCTTGAATGGTATGGACTTTAAGGTTACTGCTTTTGCGCCATCTTAATACCTGCTGGGGTGATGTGTTAGCTAGTTTTGCAAGTTGACGGCTATTTATGCCTTGGCTTTTTTGTGCATTTCTCAGGCATTTGCCGGTGTCGATTAATTCCATGATTTAAGACCTTGTGTTATATTTATTTGGCGGGTTCCCCCGATCCGCAACCTCCTATGGTTTCCCCCCGAAAGCACTTGTGCCGTAGGGGGGTTTTTTACCTTAGAACGGTATATCTTCATCCAACTCTTCAATGCTCATGTTAGCCACGTTAGTTACTGGGGCGGCTGTTTGGCCGTCAGTAAAAAAAACCTTTACGTTACCAAGAATAGGCGTTTGTACCTGCGCTTCACGCTCTTCTTTGGTGGTGGACTGACTGATAAAGCCATTATTTTCGTACTGATCCTGCTGTTCAGTATCCACGAATGTAGTTAGGTCAAGGTAAGTACCTTTTGCACCCTTATACAAGCGTGACTTATCAATCTTGGTGACATCAATTCTTACAGATAATCCTACTTTCATTTTAACTTCTCCACTTGGTTTAGTATTTCAGCCACAGCCTTTTCGACTTCAATGGCTAGTTTTGCGATATAGTCATCATCGCGCTCAACCCGCACTAGGACATGCGGCATTTCTGGGTGGTAGGCAAAGAAGTCCCACCAATCTCTTTTGGTAATCCACATACAGCCTTGGATTTGTTGCCAGTATTTCTTAACGCCTACCTGCGGTTCTCTAAGATAGCTAACCATCGTTTTGGGGGCTGGGCATTTTATCTCTAAGCCGCCCTGATCCAGTATTAACCCATCAGGCGAACAGCCAAACTCAAAGCTAGTATCAAGAATAAAGCCAGTTTCGATTACATCATTGCCAGAGATAAACTCGTATGCCTCTCTAGCGTCCGGCTCTAACGCTGTGCCACGCTCCATCCACTCGGTGACATGGAATGGCTCAGATTGCCCTGTAAGGCGTTCCGCGATTAACTCATTGATGTACCCATCAGCAGATGAAGATGGCTTCCCAGTTTGCGTAATTAGCTTATTAAACATACTGGCAGATGGCTTACCCAATCGTGCGGCAAGCCATTCTGGTGAACCCTGCTCATGGTCTAAGATAATCACTTCTTAGCCTCTAGCGCGGCAACAGCGCGGTCATAATGTACAGCTAGAACTTGATCAATAGACTTAACCTTTAACCATTTACAAAACTTCTCGCTGTCAGAGCCAGTATCATCAAGTAATTTCTTGATGGCGATAATCTGGTCATCACTAATAACTGCGTTGGCTATTACAGGGTTAATATCTTCACCTGCGTAGATGTAGTGACCTAACCCGAACATAGCAAAACATTTAACTAAACAGCGCATCTTGCTGGAGTTAATGGCAAACTTATCAGGGTTGGCGATAGCCTTGTTGCGGTGATCCATAACAGGAAGCCACATGTGTCTCATCATCATCTGGTCTTGCTCTGATCCAGTATGTATATGGACTACGCAACTAATCTCAACAGTCCCTGTATCTTCACATTTATCTTCTTCAAAAGAATAATGCAATTCTGGGTAATGCTCCATCATAGTGCCGTAAGCCCAAGCCCATGACAGGTATGATAGATTACCTTTTTTCTCAATATGCTTAGATACATCAATAGCAGATAGGGTCTGCCAAACTTCTTTAGATAAACTCATG